GTGCCGTCACCGTCTGCAATTGCAGCGAATGCGCCAGCACCAGTGCACTTGACCCACTCACCAACCTTGATTGAGTTCGTGGTGCCAGATGCAACAGGATATGCGGTGAGTCCCTTGTAGACATAGTTTACAGGGAACTGCACCTTAGTGTTATCAACAGCCATAGTTCAATTATATTAATTATGTAATTGAACATTGAGGCGGGCTAAATGAAGTTTTGCTTTGAAATGTCCTTCCCTCGTGCCTTAATGATATCCTCCTTTGTGAGGAGACCAGCAGAAACGAACTTCTGCTCTTCTGCCGTAAGCTGAGTATTATCCTCCTGCTTTGCGGGTGCAGATGTGCTCGATGGCGTAGTCTTTACTACTCCCTTACGGGCCTGCTCCTTGAGAGCGATTTCATTTCGCTTTGCGCTAACAAGCGACTTCGCTACAGCCAAATCCTGTTGAGCATTGCCTGATGGGCGGATGGTGTTCTCAATATGGAACTTTACCATTTCTCTTTCAACACGGTTGGGGATAGCTTCTGCAAGTTCGAGCGCCGACTTCTCTGCCTGCTTCTCGACTACCTGCTCCTGCCACTTCTTGAATTCTGCACGGGTTAATGGACGGTCATCGTCGTCTACTGTATCGTTGTGCTCAATTACCGTTGCTACACCGTCACGGAGGTGTGGGAACTTCTCGTAGATTTTTTCTACGGTAAACTTTGCCTTTTCCTCTTCGGTGCGCTTTGGCTTAACAGTAGTCTTCAATGCCTCAAGCTCTTGCTCGAGCTCATTGTCCAATTCTGCGTCAACTTCTTTCTCTTCTACTTCGGTTACAATAGTCTCCGAAGCGCCTTCAATGTTCTGCGACTCAACCTGAGTCTCGGCCACCTCGGAAGTTGGGGTGATGTTTGTATCTTCCATGTAATATCTCCTTTAATGGCAGGAGTTGCCGTGGTTTATAGTGAGTTTATTAATTCTTCCTCCTTCTGGATAAGCCAGAGGGCGGCTTTCGCAAACACCAATTGCTCAGTTGTCTGGCACTGGTGAATGCCTTGATTGATTGCAAGCCATTTGAGTTGGTCTTTGATCACGTTGCGCACGTAGTTATCTTTGTAGCCCTTGAGTGAAATGGTGAAGTTCTTGTGCTCTTCATCGGTCATTTCTCGGCCCTTAATGATAAGTGTGTCACGCTCTGTGTCCACCCTAATGATAGGGTCATAGACTAGCTCCATGTCTTTAAGTTTTTCGTCCATGTTATGCGACTTTCTTAGGTCGGCCCATTTTCTTAGCTGGGGCAACCTCTAGCACATCGTTATTGGCCTCTATTTGCTCATTAGCGAGGTTTTCTGTGCAAACAGGTGCTACCGTACCAATGACCACAGTTTCTCCAACCTCGGGCATTTTAATCGGTTGCTCGATTACAGCCTCTACCACAGGCTCCTCGGGGAGATATTCCTCGAGGACATAACCTGCATACTTGCGGTATTCAGCAAGGAGTTGCAACTCTGTCGCCATTGGGCCGAGGATACGCTGTGCACGGAGGAGCTTTGCGGGATTTGCCGCCCACTTATACTTCTCCATACTACTTTGCCTTAGCCATGCCCTTAGAGCCCTTATAATCCTTCGGCTTGCCCCCAGTTGCTATAAATTTGTGAAGTCCTGCACCTTGTACGGCGGTCTTCTTCTGCATTTGTGTCTTTGCCATGTTATTTGTGTTTAACTAACTTGCCTTTAACGTAGTCTTTCTCCCCGAGCTTCTTTTCCTTACGCTCGGTTTTCTTTGACTCCTTCTTTTCGTGGGCCGCCATTTCCTTCTTTGAGGTGAAGTACTCTTTCATGCCCTTTTTCATGTTCTTTACGACTTTCATAGATTTGTTTCTATAGATTGTTGCCGTAGTTTTGCGGCGTTAGTCCGCCTGGTAATGCGCCCATTGTAACTCCTCCTGCTCCAGGAGCCTGCCCCATCTGCACTGCCTGCTTCTGCTGTTCGGTAGCCTTGTACTTGTCTGGGTCACCATCGGAGAACTCCTTGAGGACAAAGTCTGTGATTACTTCCTCTTGGTTGACGAATGGTGCGACACGAGGGTCCATGAGCATGTTGAATGCCCTGTCCTTGCGCATCTGGTCGGTTCCCATTGAGCGGCTTACAATCTGCGTTGGGTCAATGTACAGAGTAAACTTTGAGCGGGCAAACTGATATGGAGAAACAATAAACTCATTTGTCTTACCGTTAATCCCACCGTGCTTCTCAAACATCTCCCACTCAAGCTCATCACGCTTATCCTGGGGAAGGTCATCGATATCCTCAAACTTAACCTTGTTCGTGATGTCACGGCCGTCTTCCTTGTCACGGACTACAAATTGCTTGTACTTAACCTTGAGATTATCTGGGATTGAGTCATCGATGTCTCCAACAGTTGTATGTGCAATGATGTCGTCCATTACGAGCTCGCCGACCTCCTTTACAAGGCGGGCAATCATAATAGCGAAGTTACCAAGGAACACTTGAGCGTTTTGCTCTGCCTTAGCCGTAGCATATGCGGTGATGCCCTTAGAGGCTACACCTGACATAATCTTGTCCTGTGTGGACTCGGCCATGTCACTCTCCTCTTTGTTAATCATCTGCATTGCTGCGCCAAGGTTTGAGCCGAGAGCGTACGGTGTTGCCGTAGAGCCTGCTGGCATGCCTACTGCTGCACCTGGGACAATCACTGTTCCATCCACCTTTGCTGCCCCGCTGATGAACATTGGCTTGAATACATCAAGGTATGTACCGTCAAAAGCAATCTGATGCATCTTATTCTGTGCGGCGTCGTCCCAGAACTCCTTAAACGCTGCGGACTTCCCGTAGAAGAAACGTCCCGTAGGGTCAATTGGCTCAAAGTAGCCCTTTGAGAATGGATAGATAGGTATTGTCTTCCACTCATCCTTAATCTTCACCAAGCGGCGCTTCTCAAATGGGTTTGAGTTATACACGTCCTTCTCGTCACCCATGAATACTCCCGAGACAAATGTTACCTGCAAGTCTTCTGAGCGATAGTAGAACGTTGCTTCCTGTACGTAGTCTGCGTCTGCCTCAGTCCACTGAATGTCATAGAGCGTCTGATTCTCTTGTCCCGAAAGGAATAAGCGTGTTACCCCTGCCTGCACATAGTCAAACTGGTCTACGCCGTCAATGAAGTGTTTACCTTGGTAGCGTGAGCGTGCCTCATCGTAAGTAATGCGGCGCAATCGGACTACATAAGGCTGGCGCTGGACATCATTCGTGTAGAAGTCTCCGATAAGGAACTGGTCTACTGGAACGATGTTGAGATTTACTCCGCTAAGGAACTCGTCTACTGCCTCGGATACCTTGTATTTGCCGTCGGCGAGCTTCTCCTTAATCCGCTGTACTGCCTCTACAAACTCTACCTCACAGATTACTGCTGGGTTTACGAGAGCGGTAAGCGCCATGTGGAGGAACTTATACTCATAGTCCGCTTTCTTCAAGTGGTCTTTGATGAGAATGCGCATGACTCGTGCCGTCATCTCGTCCTCCTGGTCTTCCTCATTGTAAGCGTGGCATGAAGGATAGAGCATTGCGGCAATGACATGAGCCAAGATGCCCATAATCTTATTTCGTGCCGTATTCTTGCGCCCCTTCCATCTCCATTGCTTTACATCGGCCAAGTATTCACCTGGTACATAAGCACCAAATGTCTCTTGGTCTTTGCGGGCCCGTTGGAGTAGTGACATGTCGTCAAACTCCTTCCAGGTACGATTCTGTAGCCTCCATGCAATCTGATAGTCAGACTGACAGCGAGCGAACAGCTTACGTACTAGCTCTGGCGGGCTGTATTGTGATTGTGCAAGACGTTTGCCGTTGTTATCTAACGGGTTCCCATCTTTATCACAGATTACCTGTCCAATCAAAATTTTTCCATCACCCTTATTGTTTCAGGTGAATCAAGATAGCTAATAATTACTTGCGTAGATGCTTTGCCCTATGGTCACCGTCCTTTCATAGCTTGTAGGCTCAAGGATAGAGTTGAGGGCATAACGTATACCGTCCATATGGTGGTCGAAGCCTCCCTCGGGCTTATTTGTTATGTTGTCGTTCTTGTCCTTTTCCCACAAGTAGTTCTTGTACTCTCTCCAAACATTCACTGAGCGCTTAGTGACGTATATGTTCTGCTGTTGGACGAAATTGATGCCTGTATTTATCGAGCCCTTGCCCTTAACGGCGGGAAAGACGTTTACACCATACAATGAGATTTCATCAATGCTCTTGGGCTCGGAACTATCGGCGATAACCATTGTGTCGGGGTGTTCTCTGTTCTTGAGCACTGTTGCGATGTCACTGTTGAGCATACCCTTCTTGTAGGCGATTTCATCGAGCACGTAGCCATCTCGCCACTTGTATAGGTCGCCCATTGCTGTAGGGTCGTTTGAGTAACCAAAGTCCAGCCACCTGCGTATCAACCGTGCGTCCTCTGGCACATCGTCAATAAGCGTCCAGTTGGTATAAATTCTGTTCTCAATTGCTCCAAGCTGGCCAAGGCCGTAGACGTTCCACCAGTTCTTGTTGTGCTTGTGGCTTTCGATTTCAGCTACTGTATTCTCGTCTAGGGCTTCGTTGTCCAAGTACGTAACAGTGATGAAGTCTATGTCTTCACGGTGGGGGAGCATCTCGGTGTAGAACCAGAACTCTTCTGAGGGGTTCCAGTCTAACCATACGAT